CGAACTGTGGCGGATGGATCGGACATTGTTGTTTGCAGCGACGAAAGATCGACCCCGTTAGAAGAAGCTTGAGTGACTGCCGCTCCAATATCGCCAATTACCGTGGCACCCAGGGACAGAGCAGTCTCCACCAATGCGCTGGCTTCGTCCCTCAGCACCGTGCATGTTATTTTGTAGGGTATCCAGTTGCTGGTCGCATAGTCCGCCTGAAATTGGCTGATAACCACAGTATAGAAGAAAACGTCCCACGTGAGAGGTAGCAGCGTTCCCAGGGCTCGCATCTCGTCCAGGAGGCGCGCTCGCAGAGTCGCATCGTCACCGCAAAAAATGCCGCCGAAACATATATCCGCGTCATCTCGACCAAGTGCGTCGATGACACGCACGCCACCTGGCAGCTGGTGAATCGCAAGGCGCTGCCGACCCCCGAAGTTGATCCCGCACGGGACCTCAAAGTCCTGAAAGACGACCGGTCCGAGGAGCAACGTTGTATTGGCCATAGCGCGATGTTCCGATCACACCGGTAGACCGGAGGGAAAAATCATTCCTGGCAGATTCGGCCGGATGACGCGGACTGGGATCCGCACCGGATTGACCAAGACCGTGAGGTCGACCGACATATCATCCGGCATACCGAGGATGGCGCTTATCCGTAGGTCATCATGAGAGGAATGCATGCGATTTTGTCCGTCAGTTTCCGATCGGTGCGCCTGCCCAACTGGGTGTCATACGGGGATCGAATCCGGTGGCGCCCGCTTGGGGCCGTGTGACCTCGCGCTCCAAGTGCCGCGTCACCCATCGGCCGAGCGTCGTCCCGTCCAAATGGAGCTCGGCGAACGCAGGCCGGTCGACTTTCTGCTCGTCCCCAGCGACGACCGCCGGAGGTGACCGCGAGGGCTCGCCGGTAAATACCGGAGGACGAGCCGGCATCGTTGGGACCGGGCCAATCGGGGAGACGGACGGCCGCGACGCCGTCGGTGCATTCAATGACGCCTGCACCGGCTTCGAAAGCGTAGCCCGCGGGGACCGGCTTTCAGGCCGGTGTGTGGTGAGCGTCGGCGTTGCGGGTGCGACAGGCATCGGTGTTTGCGACCACGACGAAGGCGGCGTTGGCATCTGTATCACGGCAGGCGCCGCTTGCGTCCGCGGCGCCGGAGTCTCGGAATGCTCAGAAGTCAGATCGGGGTGTTCCGACAAAGGTGACGGTTCGGCTGGTGCCGGCAAAGCGCGAGGGACGAGAGAACGTGCAAACGCGGCGAAGTCGAACGCCTCGGTGGGCGCAGTTCGCGGTTCGGGCGGCAGCTCTTGCCGAGGAGAAACCGATTGAACGGCTGGTGCTACTGGCGCGGGTATCACCGTCGGAACGACTATCGCCGGCCCGACTGTCGATTGCATAGCCGTAGCGGCCGCGGCTGCAATCGGCGCCTGATATAATGGAGAATCGGGGGCACGAGAATGGGCATAGGGCGGCCCGTCTTTTGGCGGCGGCGGTGGGACGGCAACTTTTAGAGCCGGTGGGACGTAAGGCGTAGGACTTTGCGGAATAGGCAGCGACGAAATTGAGGAAGGCGTTGGTGGCGCGCCTGGCGCCACCACTTGTGCCTCATTCACCGCGGCAGGAGCGGGCGTCGTCCGCACGACGGTGCTTGAAGGGGAAAATAGGGCCGCGCTCTGCGCGGTCCGGTCGGCTGGCATGGCCAACCCAACGTCCTTGGCCAGCTTTCCGAGCATGACGAGCCGCGCGGCGCTTTCGGCCACGGCGGCGTCGAGCGCAGCCAAGTCCCGCCGGATCTGAAGAATACCCTCGGAGACGCCATCCTCGAGCGCAAGGGTGACTCCGATCGTGTAGGCGTCGATCATGTCAGGTATCCGCGAGACGGCGTGCAAGCGCCGACGCCACCGTGGCCACAAGCTCCTCGGCGGCGCCCGCTGCCGTTGGTGCAAGGAAGGGGCGCGGAGGCACCGTACGCGTTCCGAGCTCCTGATCTACGGCTACCTGGCTCGAAGAACCGATCACCGCGGTTGTACCGTCCACGTCATGGTTTATGGAAGCGCGCAATTCGCCTGTGCGCAGCCAGGGCACGCTATGGTCTTGGCCGGGTGGTTGCGACAGGACCTCGACTATTTTGGTATCGAGTATTGCGGCTGCCGCGCCGAGCGCTTCGCCGCATGCTTGCCCAACGTCAAGCCGGGCGAGGCGATCCTCGATCCGCCGCAAGCCGATCACCACCATCATGTATGGTCCTTCCACCGCATGGCCTGCCAATCGAAGGTATTACCGGCGAGAGTGCCAAGCGCGACCACATAGGCCAAACGCTCATCTTCCGGCAGACTGAAGGCTACGTCGAAGGGCACCCCGTTCCTGACCAGAAACAGGCAGTCGATCAAGTCGGGGTGCCTACTCAGTTTCCCGCGTTGGCCGCCATGTCTCGTGGCGGCTCTGACACCTCTGGCCGCAACGCCGTGGCGATCGCTGCAATGCCAGAATCGCCCAGTCGCGCAACGACCACCTCTATTTGGTGCTCCGTAGCCGGCATGGGAACAGGCACGTCATCGATTGCCACGACGGACGAGGCGAGAAGCGCCATACCGAGCCACGGTTCGTTATGTGACAGAACCGGCCCCGCCGCCTTGAACAACCGTAACTTGTCGAGCGCATTCAACCGACGGATTGTCAACTTTGTTCCTTCGGCTGTGGTTGCAACCCGTTCGGCTGACGCCGCCGTGACGATGTTCGATGCAGGTCCCATGCGTCACGTTCCACTAAATGCGCAGGCGTCGAGAGGCAAAGAAATCCAGCTTCTGCTTTACACTGGCGTCGCCCTTCCACTGGCCGGCGCTAGATAAACGGAATGTGACGCTATCGTATTGGTAAGTCGACGTCGAGCCATCGGTCTCAGTGATGTATTGATACATAGTTCCAAGCGTCGGCTGGCTGCCAGCGTAGTAAGCCTGCTCGGCGGCGGAGATGAAGTCATCCGCTGCCGAGTTTCCGCGCTCGATGTCGAAACTGCCCTCCCAACCTTTGGGCAGCTCGGCACCCATCTGCTTGCCGTCAAGCCGATCCACACGGACCGACTGGGTGAGCTGGCGCGCCTCGAAGCCGGTAACGTGTGAAAGATCGATGCGGCCCGACGACCCGATGACGACCAGCTGGGTATCGCGCCCAACAGAGAAATTACTGAGTGCCATAATGGAACCTCCTTACGACGCTTGTCCGCCTGGCAGCGTTTGAACGGAGACCTGGACGGTCTGGCCGCCTTCAATGTTGACTATGAACTTCTCGTTGATCGCCTGGTACTGGACCTGCGCATCGGATTGCACGTACCCGAGGCTGGTTCGCGTCGACGGGTTGTTCGAAGTATCGCAGATGACGCTGAAGGGCTGGCTACCGTCCGCGCTCCCCAAGAGGCCCTGGCCGAGCATGTTCTGGAGGAAGCTTAGCTGCGTTGCCCTGATCTGCTGGAACAGGTTGGCGTTGATGACCATGCCGACAAACTGCCCCATACCTGCCGCCAGCGTAGCGGCAATGTAGTTGGTCAGTCGGGTATAGTTATCACCGTTGATGGCTGCATTGGATGACGAGTTGTGACCACCACGAACACCCCAATAACTGCCGCCCGGCTGGGGATTGGCAATGACATCGATGCCCGCACTCAACAGCGCCGAGAGGTCCGCCGACGAATAGCTGGTGGTCTGCCCAGACCCGGGTAGGCCCGACTTCTGGCTCCCGATCACGCCATAGAGCTGTTTGTTAAGACTGGACTGCTCGGGAGACAGGTTGGCAAGACGGCCCGCAGTGAAACCCTGCGGAGAGACAAGTCTGATCGTACCATTGACCTGATCGGACCACCACAGCCAGTCGCCGAACATCAGCTTGGCCGCATAGGAGTCCACCCCGGCCTGCTGCATCGTCGAGATCGCATTGGTAATCGTATCCCCAGCCGGTCCAGTCAGAATCATGTAGATCCCTTCCTGCAAACCGAACCCCGCCTGCGTTGTATATTGTGTCGCATCATCCGCATCGGCCAGCAGGCCGATGCCACACCCCTGTCCACGCAAGGCATACATGCCCTGACGCGGCAGAATGTCGGAGCCGACCAGGGTCGCCGCTGCAATGGTCGTTGCGCCGTCCGTACCTACGGTGCCTGCAGCTCCCGCTCCCAACGTCAACGTGAAGGCCGACGCCGCGGACGTCGTACCATTGGTGCTGGCAACGACCAACTGAGACGGTCCGCGAAGCAATCCCTGACCCTGGTTCACGGCGGCAGCGAGCGCGGTCCAGAACCCCGCTCCCGTGCCGCCGATATTGTCATAAACTTCGGGGGCACGGCCCGGCAAGGCGACGGTGAGACGCCAGGTGCCGGCCTGCGAGCCCGACCCCATCGTAACCACGATCTGGTTGCCCAGGGAACCGGTATACAAGGCGGTGAACGTAAACGTCGTCCCGGTAACCGCACCCTGGGCCGCAGTGTCAGTGCCATCGGTGACGCGAACGCAGCGGAAATTCTGCGCCCCCTGCTGCACCGCCGTCGCAACATGTGTTCCCATGTCGTATTTGCGAGCAATGATAGGGCCGAACGTCTGCGCATAGTCGGACATGGTAGCGACGATGACCGGTTGTCCGACCGGTCCCCACGGCGCGGTGCCGACGACCCCGACAACATTCGTCGGCACACCGTTCAGAACGAGGCTCTGGGGCGGCACGATCTGGACATACAGATCCGGGACCACGAGAGCCGTGGTATTGATGCTGCCCTGCTGAACAATTGGCATGACTCAGTCCTCCTTCTGCGACGGCGCTACAACGCGCACCACATGCGCCGCCTGTTCGCCGCGCAGAATCTGACTGATCCGCGATTCATCCGTGATGACATCGCCCCTGGCAAAGCCCGAGAACGGCCTCACCACCACCAGATGCATGCTCATGAAGACTCCACTTATTCGATAAAGTTCGCCGCGTTGAGATCGAGGCTGCCAAACAGCATCGAAGGCTGAGGGGACGTGACGGTTGTGGCATATTCGACAGAGTAGATCAGATCGCGCCGATACAAGATTGCGTCCTGAGACTGGTCGAAAACAGTACTTCCGGAAAATATCAGCCGAGCAGCCGTAGCGTCTGGCATAGACATAAAGCGGACCGTGGCCAGGGACGTATCAATCGCGACCGCTGTTGCGTCTCGCAACAAAGGCGTTGGACACCAGCAGATGATGCGGAAGCTCTGTACCTGTCGGCGAACCTCCATCAAGCCGGAGGCGTCCGCCACCACACGGGCCAGCACATCACCGGCTCCGGGAAAACTAAGCACCGCCTGCGTCAGCCCGACAATACCGTTCGCACGGGCGGCTGTTGCGATGTTGGCAGCGACCAAGGCAGGCGTATCGTTCGCGGTCGTCCGATAGACATAGGCGCGGCCGTCAACTCGTACACCAGCGAGCTGGCCTGATGATGCAACACCACCGAATGTGACAGTGATTCCTGCAACCGTAGCTGTCAGCGTCGGTGATACAGTTGTCGTCACCCATTCATCAGGATAGCGCGTGGTATTACGCATCGCCGGACTAGCCGGAAACACCGTGACGTTGATCCGACCGGCGGCAAGATCGGCATTAAGGGCCCCCGCCTTTGGCCAGCCACGATAAATCCGGCATACGGGTCCGGGAACGCTGATCGCATCCGTGCCGCTCGGATAGAGCGCGGCAGACGCAAGGGTTACAAGCGCTGTCTCTACATCGGATTGATCAGCCATCAGGTGCTCGACTGCTGGACCGTGAGACGCCAGCCTAGCGAGGACAGTTCCGCGGCGACGACGGTAGCGTCGCGTCCCAGATCGTCTTGCATAAAGTCACCGGGTAGAAGCACGACGTTACCGAAGGCCGGCAGAAGCACGGTCCAGTACGGCACCGAAGCATCGGAGGGAAGATCGGCGTGCGGCATGCCCGAGCCGCCGACACCAAGTATATTGGCTGGCCAGTCCGTCAGCAGGGGCGTGTTGGTAGCGGTCGTAACCCCGCTATAGGCATTGACACCCGTGCTCGATGGCGCACCGGAGCGAGAAAAAGAGACCACCCGGTCCGCTTTAACGCATAGGACCGGCAGCAGATCCTGTTGCGCCGCAATGAACCAGACGTCGCTTTGCTGCACAAGGTAGTCGCCAACCCTGGTGTATTCCGCGTCGAAGACGCCATGCCACAGCGCCGCGCCGTAACCGCTCGGGCGCAGGAATTTGTTATCGGGTCCGGTGAAGGCGGCATGCAGCCGCAGGAATCGGTTGCAGGGGGCGGTCGGCGCGGACGTGCTCGACGGACGATAGGCGTCGGTCGACCTGCCGATATTGCGCGCCGCGACGTTGAGACCCCAACGCACGCGATCCTGGATGTGGTCGAGCGACATTCAGACCACGATCGTTATGCCGGAGGACGCCAAGCCCGGCCCAGGCGGTAGGCCGAAGAAGGAGCAAAGACGCCGTCGCCAGTCATCCAGCAACGCCGTACGATCCGCCACTTCTTCGCGATTATGCGTCCATACGGCCGCCTGATCGGTGTCCAGATTCTGCGCCGCCATAGGCACCGCTGTCTCGAGGACGTTGAGGTTCGCCAGATAGCGCCTGACAATTGCCTCCTCGGCGGTGGAAAGATTGTTCATGCGGAACTCAAGGAGCCCGTAAGCCTGGTAAAAGCGCCAATTTTGGAAGCCCGCCGGCGTGCAACCATAAGCGGGATAACCACAGAACCGCCTGATGTCGGTCTTTTCCGAATCCAGGAAGGACATCAGAGAAAAGACCCATCCCCGCGGGTCATCAGTACCGTGCCACTGCCCGACACCACCATAGCCGCCGCGTATCCGATGAGCGAATTCACGCCCAGCATGACACGCGCGTTGGGCAAGACGGGCATATCGGCTGAGGTTGCGGCAACCGATGGGTCGGCGCCAAAGCGAACATAGGCGAGCGAAGCAGCCAAGTTGGTGACGACAATAGAGTCCCCACCACCGAGGAGTGCCACGCTCGTCGACGTTGTCCCCGCCGCCAGGGAGACCGTTCCGGTTGGACGGAACGGCATAGTGGAACCGATGGCCATGACTGCTCCGTCTTGTCAGACGATGAAGTGGTGAGAGCGGAGGAGCGGGTGCGCAGGATCAGCCGATATGTTCGACCATCACGGCCCGCTTGAAGGCCGCATTGGTGGCTGTCGGGATCGTCGTGGGATTGGTCGTCGTATCCGATGGCGCGCAAAAGCCCCCGATCCAGTACCACGACTGGGCAATGATCTGCTGCAGACGGTCGATCGGTTCGCGGGTCACCATCGCCACGTCATCCACGATGGTGACGATCGAGTCCGCCGGCGCCACATCGTCGGCCGCCATGCCGGCAAAGTCGCCTTCGATGAGGGCACCCTGGCCGCAGATGATTGGCCGACGCACCATCAGACCTGTCAGTGTGGGATGCGGCTGCACGAATGCTTCGGTCGTCGGAACAAACCGCAGGCCAAGGAAGCCGTTGACCATACCCTGCCGGAAGACTTGGTTGGCCGAGGTCGCTCCCTGGAAGAGCTGCTTGAAATCGGGGTCGGCAAAGAGCTGTCTCGCTGATACCGGATCCAGATAACAGTTGTACACGCCGTCGATCTCGGGCACGGCGTTCAGGCGCAGTTTCGCGACCGCATCCAGAAGGTTGCTCATCGTCAGTGTGTCACCGGCGACCAGCAGGCTCGTGTTGCCGCGCTGCGAAGGCCGTGCAATGACCGACGCCGTCGCGGCGGTCACCGTGTTACCCAGGGTTCCGTCCGCCACCGTGACGCTGGTCGAGAAGGTAAGAACGCCGGAAGTTCCATTCGGCGCCGTGGACACGTTCGTCGCGTCCGCCGCGGCACCGATCAGCGTGTAGGCATCGCTTCCGACGGTGACCGTCAGGGTATTGGCAGCGCTGACAGCGGTCTGCACACCATTCACAAAGGCATATTGAAAGCCGCGGATGTCATCGACTGACACGTTGACGCTGGCCGACGCGAGCGTCACCCGCACGCGCGTATTTCCGCCGAAATAGGCGCTGAAAAGCGAGTTGCGCGCGATCTCGTCCAGACTGCGTGCGGCCTGCTCTCCATTGACGTAGGCATTCTGCAAGAACTGGCTCGCAATGCCGACGCGACTCGTTACCATGTTCAGATCCATAGTGGCGGCATAATGGTTGATCGAGAGCGTATACTGCTCAACACCCCAGCCCGTCGGCGTCAATCCATTGTCGAGATTGGTGTTGGTCGCGGGCGCCAGAGGAGTCGTGATGGTCGGCTTGAGACCGGCTCGGGTTTTGGTGAGCGTTTCACCGATCCCGACGGCGACGACTTCGCGGTCGGCACACGCCCGATATCCCAGGCGCGAACGGAGGGCCTGCTCAAATTCCCGCTCAAGGAAGCCCTGCTGGATAATCGGCTGCAGCGCGGCCGGAAAATTCTGGATAGGCATGGCGCGTGATGTTCCTTTAAGTCAGGGTTCAGATCGGATGAAGCGGGTCACGGGCGGTTCTTGAGCAGCGCAGCGCGGGCGACGCGGTACTCCGCATCGGTCATTTCCTTTGCCATCTTCTGCTTAGGTGGCAGCGCGGCCGGTGCGCTCGACGGGTTGGAGGAGGATTGCGGCGAGCTGCCTCCAAATAACCACGGCTTGTTCTTCCGTAGATCGTTCATGAGGGCCGCTGCGCCCTCCACCTCGCCCTGCTCGTTCAGCTTGAGGGACGGAAGGTCGATCAGACGCAGTCCGTCGAGGTCGATCATGCCGGCCCGAACGGCTTCGGCCTTCAGCTCGGCGCGCATCAAGCGAACCTGAGTCTGCCGTTGCAGTTCTGTCAGCTGGCGTTCCAGCGTATCGGCGCGGGCCCGCAGTTCAGCGGTGACGGCCGAACTCGGATCGTCGGGCGTTTCCGGGGGATTCGACATCATGGCGTCCTTTCAGCCTTCTCGTCCGCCTCAATGCGGGCAAGCTCGGCGGCGACGTCGGCTATGTCGTAGGTATCCGCGATCGACTTCACGGCTGTCTCTCGACTGATCTGTCCGGCCGCCGCCAATGTGGAAAGTGTCTGGGCATCTTTTTGCCGATCGTCCGCGGTGGGCGCATACCAGCGCGGCCACTTGAGCGACAACCGCGCATGAGGATCCAATACCGGCGTGGGTTCACCCATGACGACAAGCGGATAAATCTGTGCCGCGCGCAGGATCATGCGGCCGAGTTGCAACAAAGCCCCTTCGCCGTAGCTGATACGCAGATTGTCGGCGAGCCAGATGAGTCCCTGGTTCAACAGCTCCAAGGCACGGCCGGACTGCGCCGCAGACAAGCGATCGGCGTTGGCACGATTGCCGTGAACGCTCTCCAACGCGAACTCGCGCAATGTCCGCACATAATCGATGACGGCCGCCGAGGCCGTGCCGCCTATCTCCAACAGCCGTGCGTCGCCCTTCTCACTGACCACGAGGGCATTGCCAGCACCCTTGACGATCTGGCTGTCTGTCGAAGCCGGTTCCTTAATCAGCAGAGTCGGGTCGCTGCTGTATTTCAGTCCGCGACCGGCCTGGCTCAGCTGGTAGTCGATCTCGATCTGTGTCTCGATCGCCGCCCGGAAGGTGCAGGCACCATCGTCGGTACTGCCGGTGGCTGACAGGCCGGGCAGGTTGCGAACCCAGACCAGAGGCACAAAGCCGAGGTTGTGCTGGACGCTGCGCAGATCGTCGATTACTGGATCGGTCGGTTCATCCACCGGTGAGGGGACGAACCATGTCTCGCTGTTGCAGTCCCAGCTGCGCGTGAACCAGAAGTCCGCCGTCGGATCCGTCAGATCGTCGTAACCGGCCGCGGCCAGAACACTGCCCGCCACCTTGTATCGTTCGGTTACCGAGGCGAGCGTGTCAGGCGCGTCGGTAGACCAGGTCGGCGTAAGATAAGCGGTATCGAGCACGTTGACGAACACGCGCCCTCGCAGCACGCGCAACAAGAGTGCGATCGAACCGACCGAGCCGCGGATCGCCGCTTCCGTCATAACCTGATTGAGGCGCGCTTCCTTGACGATATCTGCCAGGACGCCTCGCACATTTGCATCGACGCAGTCTATTGTCGGAAAATGTCCCTCGCTGAACAGAAGCGAGACGCTGTCCTCGACCACCACACGGCAGAGAGCGTAACGAACCGACGGTCTGCGGTTCCGCAGAGGTATGTAATCGCCGCCGGCCCCGCGCTCCTCGTGGAACTGATACGGCAGTGCATCATAGAGTCTGCCCTCGAGCACCCGCTTCAGAATATCGAGCGTGCGGGTTCGAGGCGCGTAGTCGTTGTCGCGCGGAATCAGATCGCAGATCGTATCGAACATGCGGAACCCTGCGATGCCTGATTGAAGTGCGGGACAGGCGGCATGCGCCGCGACCCAGCGATGTCTCGATGTTCAGCGTGCGACGAGATTGACGCTGACAAGTCTCGTCGGTGCACCCGTTGGAGCAAGGCGCGTGAATGCGCGCGACAATGCGTCCACCTGGTCGTCCTTTCTGCCCAGAGGAAAGTCGCGCAACTCCTCAATGAAGGCGAAATTCCAGTCCGCACGAACGATCGCCATGTTCCCGCCCTCGACTTGCGCAGCGATCGGCGTTGCGCGCGCGACCTTCGAGCCGCTCTCAGGCGAAACCACGACCGTGAATCCGGCAAGAAGTGCCACGTAGGTCGAGGCCACGATCTTTCCGGCGGACCCCGGATCCTGCGGCAGCGCTACCGCCACGTCCGGGCCATCGCGCCGCGCCGTGTCGACCAGCTTGCGCTCGACTTCCCATGCAGTGCCGCGCAGACGCACCACGTCGAGCACGACGAAGCGACCACCCGCATCCCGCATGAGTTTGAGGCCAACCGTCCAGTCGGGATCGTTGTCGTCCTCTTTCACTGTCGCAGCAAAGTCCCATGCACGAACTGGACGGGATCGGGCGATGTCTGGGGGGACATCGAGTATGGCAAGACGGTCAACCCTGAACAGGCCGCCCTCCAGAGGACGCGGTGATTGCTGATACAGTGCGGACCAGGCACGTCCACCGATCGTGTCGTGCTTACGCTGCAACGCGGTCAGGTCTTCCCACTCGGGCCATAGCGGCGCGCCGAACGGACGCAGAAGCGGGTCGTTTGTTTCGGCGAGAGCCGGCAGACGCAAGATGCGCCACTCCGCCCCACCCTGGGCGAGGAGGCGACCGCCAAGGTCATCCTCGTGCCAGCGGGTCATTACCAGGATTATGCGGCCACCCGGAGTCAGTCTGGTGATCAGATCGAAGCGATACCAATTCCAGGCCAACTCGCGGAGACCGGCGCGGTCGGCCTCTGCGCGTGACTTGACCGGATCATCGATCACGATCAAGTCTGCGCGGCGGCCGGTCACGGGTCCGCGCAGGCCCGTGGCGAAATACTGACCACCGGTCAGGAGCCGCCAACGTCTCGCCGATCGGTTGTCGCCGAGGAGCGCGCTGCCGAGGTCCGAGCCATACTCGGCGATGAGGCCGCGTACCTGGCGGCTGAAGTGTTCGGCCAAATCGGCGGTATGAGAGGCCGCAATGACGGAACTGGACGGATGCCGGGCAAACCACCATGCAGGAAATATCACCGATGCGTAGGTCGACTTGGCGGAGCCGGGCGGCATCAGCACCATCAGGCGGTCGATCTCTCCCCTCGCAACACTTTCGAGTTCGTCGAGCAGAAGACGGTGATGAGCCGCTGGTGCGTGGCCAGCCGGCGCAAGCACATCCGCCGCCCAATCAATCAGCCGCGCTCGGGTTGCCGTGCGTTGCCCGAATTCGAGGATCGCAGGCGGCAAGTCCGTACCCGAGCTCGACATTGTCCGGACGGCTCGGGTCCTTCGGCAAACCGGTGAAATCGAGGGCGGCTGCCCGCGGATGATCGATGAGAACAGAACAAAGCACGACCACCAGTACCGCTTCGCGGTCGCCTTCGGCGAGGCTCTGGATAATCGAATAAGCGAAGGTGGCGGTTACCAGGGTCCCGATAGACGTATCAGCGAGACCGGCGAGGACGGGATGTTCCGCCATCAATTGGCAGCGTCCCGACATACCGCGCCATCATGCCGGGAAACATACGCCATTCTGGGGCGACTGGGCAAGGTAATTTTTCGTATGAAGAGGCTATTTTTCTTATTGGCACTTCCTCTTGCCGTTTTCGGCTGCCACGGCAGCGCGGCTGACGGCATCCAGTCGGGAAAGGTAATCGGGATTTTCGGTCTTGAGGGACGCTGGGTTGGACCGGTCACGCCCAAAATCGACGGGTGCGGTCAGACCACCACCGGGCTGATGAGCGTCAGCTGGAAGACATTCGCCTTCGACCCGTTTCAGGGGACGACCATCATAAAGGGCACCGTCGCCGATACGGGGTTGCAAGGCACGCTGGCACGCCCGGGAAACGGACAGCAGCTGGTTTCGATCGGTTTCTCCGGGTCTGCCAAACACGATGCGGACGGGAATGAGGTTATTGAAGGACAATTGAAGTCGGGTCGCTGCTCTTGGGCGGTAAACCTTAAGCAAGGGTAGGCATTTCACGGTAGCTCACGGTTTTATAGCGGTTCCTAACGGTTTACTAACCGTTGGCCGGGTTCCACTTAACGCCCAGGCAGGTGAAACTCCATATGCGCCGCGTCGGTCGGGACAGTGGTTCCCAGCGGGACGGCGGCACGATGTCAAGCCAAGGAGGCGCAAAATGGATTACGCCGATTACGATATCGCAGCAAACGAAACGAGTGACCTGGAAGTCGCGGCGCTTCCGTATCCGATGCCGACCGCCCCGCACGTGCAGCGCGCCCGCAAGGCTGTTATCGCGGTCGTCGAGGACGGCGTGAGGATTGCGCGGGAATTCTGGGCGATCTGCGAGTTCCTCGACATCGGGGTCGTCCGCGTCTCCGGCCGATGCGACCTTGGCGCCGTGCTGCACAAGCAGACCCCGATGGCGGTGGTTTGCGAAATGGACGGCGTGGGCCAGGACGGTTGCCACATCATGAAGACGGTGGCGAGCCATGATCCCAGCCTGCCGATCCTACTCGTGACAGGTGACGAGCCGATCCTGGCAGGCGCGGCCGACGCGGTGGAGGAGATCTGGGGGCTCACCGAGGTCACGAAGGCGCAGTCCCTGCCGGGCATCGCCGGTCTC